TCGGGTATCAAGCAGGATGGTCTGCTGGTCGCGGAGCTTCGCCGAGTTCTCGTCGACAGATCCGGCGCCATTGCGCTGCGCCTCGGCTACAGCCTTGAGCGAAGACGCAAGCTTATCGTTCGCGGCGGCCGCCTTCTCGGCTTCCTTGGCGCTGGCGCTAAAGGCCTCGTCAACGCGACCGCTCTGAAAGCGGGCAGGTGGAAGCGGAACCGGCTCTGCTCCACCTGACGCAGCTGTTAAGCCGGAATAATCCCGCTGCTTGGCCGCCTGGCTGATCGGGTTGTGGCTTAAATCGCCGTTCGCAATGTTCTGCGCACCGCGCGCGGCGGCCTGGAAAATGCCGGCCGTGGCTGTAGCGAACTTGTCGATGTACGGGCCGAACGCGCTGATGATGTCGGTAATGGACCGCTTGATGTCATCCCACGCCTTGACCAGGGGGCCCGTGGTCTCGCTGTGCTTGGCGAGCTTGCCGTTCATGGCCTCAAGCGTGACCTCGATCGCCTTGTTCACGTCATGAAGGCGAACGGCGTCCTCGACCGCCTTGCGTTGGTTCAAATTGTAGAGGTTCTGGCTCTTACCCCAGGCCGCGATGCCCTCGGCGCCGCTGCTCACGAGATCGGTCAGCTTCTTTGCGCCCGCCTCGACATCGCCGTTGGTGAAGGTCGCTGCAAAGTCCTTGGTGACAGCGGCAATGCGTTCGAAGCTTTGCGGCGAGATCCCGTTGCCGGTTCGAGCGAGTTCGTTTGCTAGGTCGCGAGCGGCAGCGATCGAAATATTCCCGGCTGCAGCCGCGCGCTGCGCCATCTGGTCAAAGCCGGCAGCCGTAACCCCAAGCCCGCGCCCCATGCCGTCCAGCGTGCGGACGGCCTCGCGCTGTGCATCACCGTAGCGGTTCCACGCGACAGCCGCGACAGCCGCGGCCGCCGCAATGGCAACGCCGGCCGCACGAGCGGGCGTGATCAGACCGACGAGCCAATTGCGGACGTTGGCTAGGCCGGCCCGCATGCCGCCCGGCCCGTCGAGCGCTTGGTACACCTGCCCGCTCTGCTGCGCGAGGATCAGGAACGGCGACATGCCGACAGCGACCGAGGTCCCGACATCGTTCATCTGCTGGACGAACTGCGTGATCTGATACTGAGCATATTTTGCGGACTGGGTAGCCCCCTTTGTGGACGCGCTAACCTTGTCCGTGCTTTCCGATACCTTCTTGCTGACCGCGATCTGCTCCTGGAAGGCGGCCTTCGCCCTTGCGAGCGCGACGACACGCTCGTTCTCACTGATGGCCCCGACCTTGGCCGCCCGATTGATGTCATCAATGGTCTGGCTGAACTGCTTGCCAACCGCATAGAGCGGATTGTACTTCGCGCGGAGATCGTCGAGCGCCTTGCCGTAAGCGGCGATGTCGTTCGCGCGGTCGTAGGGCGCAATGGTCTGGCTATTGACGGATGCCTGCGCCACCGCCTTCTGCGCCTGACCGAGCCGTTCTAGTGTCTGGATTTGGCTGTTGTAGGCGTTCGTCTCTTTGAGGCGAGCCTGCACCGCGACGTTGGCCGTGATCGCGCCAACGCGCTCGGCCTCATTGATCCCGTCCAGCGCCTGCTTGTGGCGCGTCTCAGCTGCAAAGAGCGGGTCGTACTTCACCTGAAGCCGATCCATGGCCTGCGCATAGGCAGCGATGTCCGCCGCGCGATCAGGCACGGTTGTCTGGGCGTTGACCTGCGTCTGTGCGGCTTGCTTCCTCGCCTCGGCCAACCCCCGAATAACCTGCGTCTGGTTCTCGTAGGCAGCCGTCTCTTTGAGGCGAGCTTGGAGAGCGACTTCGGAGCTGAGCGCACCAACGCGCTCAGCCATGTTGATCTCATCGAGAGCGGCTCGGTACTTCTGCCCCGCCGCAAAGAGCGGGTCGTACTTCGATTGCAGACGGGTGAGAGCCTGCCCGTAGGCATCAATGTCGGCAGCTCGTGCTGCCGTGTTGAAGTCGTCGCGCACGCCAAGCCGAGAGTTCAGCCCGGCCTGGGCAAGCGTCATCGCGGCGAACTGCTCCTGGAGACGAGCGGCGCGGGTCGACACGTCGTCCATGATCGGCGACATCGAACGCAAGTGGAGGTTCGTGCGCTCGATGACTGCCGCGAACTCAGCGTTGCCGCTTGCCGCGGCGCGCTGCGCATCGGCGAGGAGTCCGAATTTCGAGTGCAGCCCTTGAAGGATGATGCCAGCCCGATCCATCGGGATAGCGCCAGCCTCGACGCCGCGTTGCAGCGACTTAACCGCGGCCTCGAACTTCGCAGCGTTCCCGTAGCCGTCGATAAACTGGCGCGACAGCCGACCAAGCACGCCGCCGCTGTTGTCTGAGGCCGCGTCCTGGCGAGCGAGAGCGCTGCCGGCGTCTCGGCTTGACGCCGCCATCGCCTTGTCGGCGGCGACCTTTTGATCAGCGCCACGCTGATAGCCGGTAGCGTCGAAATCGGCCGAGACGCGGAGGGAAGAGAGTTGTGTCGTCATCTCGACCCTCCGTTATTTTTGTCCCGCTCGGCTTTCAGCCGATCGTGCTCGAACGCTACGTACTCAGCGTCGAGCGCGGTCACGAAACGCACGAACAGCCGGAAGCTGTCGCCAACGATGCCGTGATCGTGCGCGTAAGCCGAGATCGCCGTGTAGTAGATACCGGCCATGCCGCCCATCGCGCCGCGAAAGCGGTCATCCTTCAGCGCGTGCCAGGCTGCCTGGACGGTCCGAGACCAATCCGGCCACTCGGCTTCTGGCGGGCGATCGAGCGCGGCAATCCGGTCGCCGACCGCCTCAGCCGCGTCCGCCTCCTCCTCGATCAATTCGAGAAGGAAGGCGTTGGTCTCGCCCCTCCGCTCCAAGTCGTAGCGGAGGGCAGCCCTCAGTTTTTTTCCGCGTCCTCGACGAACTCAATCTCCGCCTCGCCGACCTGAGACGCAGCCCAGACCGTGTGGTTGAGCAGCATGCGGTATTCGAGGCTGGTCAGAACCTCCTCGGCGGTATCGGCCGAATAGGGCACGTCAAAGCCCTTCCAGTCGAGCAGCAGGTGCTCGGCGGCGAGACGGCCGAAGTCTTTGGAGAACACCTCAGGCGGGACCGGCTTGGCGCCGTACTTGCGCCGGTGCTTCTGGCTCATGAGGTCACGAGCCACAGTGTACGCCGGGGACTGCAGCGAGCGTACCTTGAGAGAGACATCGGGGAGGTCTGGAATGTCGATCCAGTCGCCCTCGACCTCTTTCTTGAGATCCGCAGCGAGTGATTTCAGCTTAATGGTCATGGTGGAGTCCTTCTGCCGGAAAGGAGGCGGGGCGGCCCCGGCAGGCCGCCCCGCAGACGTGCGCGCACGCTCCACGCCCGGCTCGGGCGCGAAGACGGTTCCCCGCAGATGCCGGCCGCGAGGGAATTTCAGGAGTAGGGAGGGAGCCCGGCGAGGACCGCCGGGCTGGGGGTTAATCTGTGTAGTGAGCGCGGCCCGATTTGAGCCAATTGTTGATTGTTGTTGGATGCCGACCAAGCGCCTGAGCAGCGCTTCTGACGGTCCAATAGGTGACCCCATCGACAATGACGGAGCGCCTATTCGGATGATCCTTGCCGCGTCTCAGCCCAGGCTGGGGCTTTACGTATCCGACCTTTGGCCCGGTAATGCGCCGGGCTCGGCCAGTGTCTAGCCAAAACTGTAGGGTTGCGTAAGGAATCCCGATCGCCAGAGCGGCCACCTTGATCCCTCGGTAACGGTTTCCGTCAACCTCGATTTCATGGCGGTTCTTTTCGGCCGTGGCGCTCCAAATCTCTCGATTGTGAAGCTGCGGGAGCGCCCGCCCCTGCATCGCTTCCGACCGCCGGCCGAGCGTTTTAGAGGACCACTTCATGCCAGCGGCCCCAGCGCCGCCACAACTCTTGTTGACCAACTTTGCGCCGAGGAACCGCATGTTTGCGATCCAGAATTGCTCGGCTTCAGGCCAATCGCCTGCCTGGACAAACTCTAACTCGACAATCTCCGGCCGAAACCCGGCCTCAACAATCGACCGAATGACATCGTATCGCTCGCCGCGCATCTGAAGATGGCACGCGTCGTTCAAGTGGGATGCTATCCGCCTGTGGAACGGCCGGGACGTAGCCCCGACATAGAACATTGTCCGGTCGCGGGGATCGATAAGCCCATAAATTCTGACGGGCTTGCCAATACATGCAGACGGGTTGAGACTGGGAAGGCCCATGATCCTGGCGCTCCTACGCTAGGTGAAGGGAAGGGCCGGTTTAGTGTTCGCGCACTATTCCGGCCCGCCGCCAAGTATTATACTTCGAAATACGGCAGTCTGTCTATGAGAACTGACGCCGACGTGACAGTGGTGTCGATCGCGCCCTGGCCCGTGAGGTTGAGCATCACGTCCTGGTTCTTGCCGGCCGCCTGCGGGTTGCCGCCGTCCTTGTAGGTGACGCGCGGGACCTGCACGACGACGGCCTGGCTGTTCTTCGCGACGCGGGCCGAAACGCTCGACGCCGTGCCGTTGTAGAACTTGGTCAGCATCGTGTTGTCGCCGAAGTACGTCTCGATCGCGGCAGTGACAGAGCACTCGCCGGCTAGGAGCCCGGCCGGGCTGGACGAAGTGATGTCTTCGATGGGGCGCAGGTTGTTTGCCACCGTCAGGTCGAAGCCCTTCATGTAGTTCGGCGCCGCGATAGCAGCTCCGCCCTCGGCGACACGGCCGACGTTGACGTGCGCAGCCAGGACCTGACCGGTCGTCGCGGCGTCGGGCACCGAGTCGAGCGAGGTCGTGCTCTGGCTACCGCCCATGCCCTTGAACGTGAACGAGCCCGTGACCTTCTCCCGGCCCTTGATCGAGAGCTGGAGCTGGTCGACCGTCATGCCGCGGTTGACGATGTACGTCGGCGTGGCCTGGCCCATGAAGCCCTTCTCGATCGTGAGGGCGGTCTGGGTGGTTCCGTTCTTGATCGTGTCGCCGAACCATAGCTTGATCGTTTTGCCGACGCCGGCGTCTGTGCCCCAGCCGGTCGGGCGGTTGTCGAGGGTCAAGGCGTTCGGAGCGATGGCCGTGATGCGCGCCCAGTCGTTCACCGCTGAGGTCGCGAACTTATCGCCGACGGCCGTGCCGCCAATCTTGATCCACTGGCCGACGGAAAGGCCGAGCGCGGTGAAGATGAGCGACACCGAGGTGAGGCCCGTGGCGTTTGCCGAGACGTCGCCGGAGACGCCGGCGGCGCCGACCACTTTCATCTTTGCGGTGGCTGGCGGAGCGGCCTCTGACACAAGGCCAGCGCCGGAGAACGCAGGAACCGTCGCTGAGCTGGTGGTGCAGCGGAACACGCCGTTATTCGCCGCGTTCGTAAAGTTCTCGAGCTTCACCAGATGACCGACGGCGAACGTTCCGCCAACGCCGCTCACGGTAACAACGCCGCCAGTGGTGTTCACGTCGGTGATGACGCTGTCGGCCGTGCCGTC